GTATTGGCTGCGACCGGTATCCCGACGGTTGTACAGGCGAACCCTTACGTAACGAACGTTCCTTTGCCGGCCGCTCAGCAAATTTACCGAATCTCTCCCGACCAGGAGCTCTGGATTGAAATGACGGTCGCGATTCCGAACACGTCGAAGCTTGATTTCTATGGGTTCGATATGCTTGTTGAGTTTAATTTCAACTGAGGAGCCTTGATGCTTCATTGGGACTTTACAATCACCTTTGGGAATGTTTTAACGATAGCATCTATGGCTTTTCTACTCCTTGGGATTAATCATCGAGTATCCAAGTGGTTAGACCATTTCTCGATTGAGCATGAGATTCTTATTCGAGATTATTGTGAACGTCACGACCTTAGGGTAAACGACCTTCCTACGAGATTTAGAACAGGTGGACATAATGGCAAATGATATTTCAGCGCGTCCGTGGTTCATCGATACTCCTGGAGCCTTAGTTATCTATCCATACCAAGTCTACATCAAATTCATCGAAGTTGTCGGAGGAGCCGCAGCCGGAGCTCAAGGTGCGACGATGGCCGATATCCGCGATCGAAACAACAAGTCGATCGTCTTGTCGCTTTTTCAGACAGTACTCGCCGGCGAGATTCAGACCTATAACCTAGAAAACTGGTTCGAGGGTCTTATCGTCGCGACGCTTGGAGCCGGCCCAACGACCTTGCGGGTCCATGTCAAATGAGAGGAGCACCTCCCTCAAGTTTTGACGGACCCTGAATTGAGCACGATGTGAGTAGGTTTCTTATCTTGAGTGACTCTGGTGATGGCGTCGGATTGGCTCTACGGCTGAAGCTCGAAGGCCACGACGCTAAGATTAAGATATTCGACCACATGCACAACACTCAAGGAAAAGGACTTGTCGACTACTCGGAAGAGTACCAAATGGGTCAAATCGTCATCGCAGACTGTACCGGCTTCGGGGAAGTACTTGACTCCTTCCGCGATGCCGGGATTCCCGTCTTCGGTGGTGGCTCATTTGCCGACAAGCTAGAGGCAGACCGAAGGTTTGCCGAGGAGGTGATGCGTAAAGCTGGAATAGAGACTCCCAAATCTGTGTCAGTTACTACCTGGAAAGACGCCGCGAAGCAGGCTGAACGGCTCGCGGAAAGCACCGGGAAGGTGGTTCTGAAACCTGAAGGCGACCTTAGCGGCGTCGTTCCTTCGTATGTAGCGTCGGATGTTGAGGATGCTCATACGATGTTACAGCAGATGGAGAAGGAGCATGGTGCTGGAGATGTTGATCTTACCGTCCAGGAGTTCATTGAGGGAACCGCCGTGTCAACCGAAGGTTGGTTCAACGGCGAAGAATGGATCGAAGGGATGTTCAACCACACGATTGAGCGCAAGCAATTCCTCAACGGTGACCTTGGCCCCTCAGGAGGCTGTACAGGCAACGTCGTGTGGCCTGTTGAGTCTAACGACCCTCTAGTGAAGCAAACGTTACTTTTGTTAACAGAAGCCTTGCGCGCACGCCGATACGTCGGTCCTATCGACGTTAACTGTGTTGTTAACAAAGGAGGTGTCTATGGCCTGGAGTTTACCCCCCGCTTCGGGTATGACGCGTTTCCTACTCTACTGCATTCTCTTTGTGATTGGGACTATGGCGTTTTTATCGCTGATTGTGCTAGCGGCTCTAGCTACGACGTACGTCTTATGGAAGCTTTCGGGGCCGGGGTTAGGTTGAGTATTCCGCCGTGGCCTAACGAGAAGTATCACAACGAGGATTGTGTTCAGCTTCGTGGTTTTGACGACGAAGCTAAGGAATACTTCTATCCCTATGGAGTTCAGCTCACCGAGGATGAGTTGACAAGCTCACACGGTGTTGGTATCCTTGGTGTAATGAATTACGAAGGGCGAAGCGTTGGTCAAGCCTTCGCTTGTGTGTATCACCAAATCAGTAAGCTGAAGATACCAAACCTTCAGTACCGAACCGACATGACCGAACAATGCTTGAAGGATTATCGAGAGCTTCAGCATATCCTGACAGGCGATGAAGGTGAGTGGGTTGGGGTCGACCTCGATGGGACGCTCGCGAAGTACGGTGGTTGGAGCGAAGAAATTGGAGAACCCATTCCTCTAATGGTTCAGCGTGTAAAGCGCTGGATTCGTGATGGCAAGGAAGTACGTATCTTAACAGCTCGTGGGTCGGTCGAAGGCTCGGAGAAGTATGTTCAGCTTATGAAGGTCTACGACTGGGTCGAGGCTTTTATCGGAGAGCCTCTAGAAGTGACGGCTCAAAAAGACCCATTGATGCTTAGGCTCTACGACGATAGGGTCGTACAAGTTGAGGCGAACCAAGGAGTGTTAGTCTAAGATGCCATTCCCTCCGGTATTTACAAACGTCTGGGACGTAACGTTCCCTCCCGATACGCAGCTCGCTAACCTACTTGGACAGGATTTGAGGCAGCTGCGTGTCGACGTAATGCAGCGGATGTCGTTGCTGAGCGGGACGCTCGGAAATCGTCCGACACCGGAGATACTCAACGCAACTTGGGGAGGGGCTGGCTTTGGGCTTACCTACTACGCAACGGACACGAATCAGCTCTTTCAATGGAATGGAGGAGCTTGGGTTCAGCTTGTCGCTGGCTTGCCAACGATAGGTGGTGTTTTCATTGGACCTGTTGCTGCTCAGACGGTTGTTATATGGCAAGCTCCTTTTGCGTGTACGGTCACGAATGTAAAAGGCTTTCGGAGCGGAGGGACCGGCGCGACTGTGAACGCTCAGAAGAACGGAGCGTTGAACCATCTTGCGGCTGATTTGAGTCTCGTTGCCAACAATACTTGGACGGACGGAGGGGCTGTTCAGAACACGGCCTACGCCATCGGAGATTATCTTAGCTTGATGCTTACAGGGGAGACGGGAAGTCCTTCTCAAGTGAACGTTCAAGTGAACTTTACACGCTGATGCCAAACATAACACAAGGACCGTTTCCCGCGTCAGTCGCAAGTGGTTGGCTGAATTCGAATAGGATATTCGTCCAGGATGGAAGCTACGCTACCTTTCCTCTTACTCACGGACAAACATCCAACACTCTTATCGCTACTGGCTTCGGATTTAACATACCGCTCTTTGCAACGATTTTGGGGATTTTGGCTGTTGTAGTTCGAGGAGATATTGGAGGAACCTTAGCCCTTAACAACACTCTTGCTCAGTTGTTGAAGGCCGGAGTTGGTGTAGGCAGTAATAAAGACGGTCCGGTCGGCTCGGCTTGGGGCGTTCCTCCTGAGACGGTTAACTACGGTTCTCCGGGCGATTTATGGGGAACTGGATGGCTTCCATCCGATATAAACAACGCCGGGTTCGGTTTTCAGCTACAGGTCAAAGACACAGACCCATCCGTAAGCGATACAGCCGGCGTGGATTTTGTTAGTTTGAGTGTTACTTACTCGATAAACACTTCGTTTTTCGGAGTTGTAAACACGGAGTAAAATGCCTCAGCTTCAAGATAGAAATCAAATACGCTCTGAGGAGCAATACGAAGCCTCTTTGACTGGCCCTTTCGGTGGGGTGCAGTCTGAACTTCCTTTGACGGAGATAGAGTCTTTTGGCTTTGCTGATGTTAAGAACTTTATCTTCCGAAAAGGAGCTGCTTACGTTCGTTCTGGATGGACGGCGTTGCCTGCTTTTCCCGCTCCTGCGAATGAGCCGATTATGGCCATCGCTGATTTCTATAATATACTCGGCGCCCATATTCAGTGCGTTATCACACCGACGAGATTGCTTCAGTTTGTAAACGGGAATTGGACTGTTATTACTGGTCCGGCTTTCAGCGGGAACGCGAATCAAATCTTTTCTTGGGATGTTTTGAATTATCTTCTTTGCTTCTCGCAAGGTGTTGACAAACTCTTTACATGGGATGGTATCGCTCCGACGTACAATCAGGTCGCCACGGCGCAGCCTTTTAAGTATATTGCTGAGGTAGGGCTGCATCTCATCGGAGTGAATCCTGCTTTCCCGAACCGTTATTACTGGTCAGGAATTGGCGACCCTACCGACTGGACGAGCTTTAGCTCCGGTCTTAACGACATAGTGAACAATCTTGGTCCTATTAACGGAGTGATAAAACTAGGACAGTACGGTGCTGGAGTTCACCAAAACGGATTCATGCAGATTATTCCAACAGGAATAGGTCTTGCTCCTTTCAATTTTGTTCCTATTATCAACGCAACGCAAGGAGCTATTGCTCCATACAGCATCGACCATTTCGACGACAATGGACGTGAGATGGAGGTTCATCTCGGTGTTGATAATGTTTACGCTTTTGACGGCTCGTCGATGCAAACCATTGGTGATATGCCTATCGATCAACGTCGTAGGCTTGGCGCTCGTTCTAGGATTCTCACTGACGTAATGTCGGTTAATCCTCAAAAGATTTTCGGCTTTCCTACGTACTCAATAAACGGACAGCCTTTTCGAGCTTATTGGCTCGTTATTCCAAACGTATCGGTATGGGTTTACAACTTTGACGAAGGGAATTGGACACAGCTTACTTTTAACAAAACGATTGTCACGGTTGGGAACTTCTTCAAGAATCAAGCAATTCGGATTATCGACCTTGTAGGAACTATCCAAGCCCAAACTTGGACACCGGCTACTCTTCAGCAAAACAACCCATTTGAGGGGTTCTTGCTCGGCTTTAATGACGGTACTGCCGGCTATATGGACTTCTCGAACTATTCTGAGATACCCGCAAGCTTAACCTCGGGAAAGCTTATCTTTGGTGACCGTCGTCACGAACATCAAGTTAAGAAATTTCGGCTGTCCTTTATCGACCTTGGCCCAACGACGTTTACAATTACGTTGTCGAATCAGCAAAACCAATCGAAGGCTTTTTCGTTTACAATCGGTTCTGGAAGCGGTGATGTGTTGAGCTACGTTCAAGAATTCAACATGACCGGACTTCGGTTTCAGTATGTTGTATCGGTACCGGCGTTGACAGCTACTGCAATCGTCGAGTTGTGCCCAATCTGGGATGTCGGCGGAGAACAACGAGGCGGATTGGTGACAAATTGAAAGCAACTCCTAATCTCGACTTTACGGCTATCGAGCCTACGAAGCCGTCTTTGGTGTCTTTCGTAGCGATGATTCGTAAGATTTATCAAAATCTTACGGACGTCATTAACGGAAAGCTCGGCTTCGGTGATGGAACGAATCGTGATAATATCGACGGGACGTGGATTAACGTAGTTGCTCCGGTCGCTCCGAATACAGATTTTACAGTGAATCACAATCTTGGACGTATTCCTGTAGGATATTGGATTATGATTAAAGATAGGGCTGTTGATGTTTACACTGGCTCGATCGCCGCGACTAATACAGCACTGACCCTTCGTGCGACTGTAGCGTCGGCAGTAATACGTCTTTTCGTTGTTGGATTGTTTCTTGGTTTGTTCGTACCACGAAGCGAAGCTCAAGGAGCCAATCATACAAATATCGCTTTAGGCTCTGTTAAACTACCAGGCAATCTTGGGGTTTCTAATCCGGTTGCACAGCCGATTCCCAACGCGATTATAACGGTTTGCAACGGTACGACTCTTCCTTCGCCAGGGACGGTTTGTTTGGGAACATCTCTTATCTACTCAAACGCTGCTTTGACGTCGGTGTTGTCGAATCCAACAAACGCAGATGCTTTCGGCAATTATACTTTCTACGCAAACGCCGGATTTCAGTATGTCGTAAGCGTGAGCGGGACCGGTTTTACGACGTATTCGTATGTATGGAGTGCTCCTATTCTTAGTTCGTCGAACCTTGTACTTACAGGTTCGGTGTCTATAAGTCCTCCTGGATCATTTTCATCCACAGCGACGTCTAACATCAACAACACGCTTTACATCAGTTCGTTCCCAGGCGCCGACCTTGGCGCTCAGATGAGAGCGGCGGTTACGAATTGCACCGTGACTCTTGGGCTTTTCGGTTGTAAGTACATCTTTGATGTTGGTGGAACCGTTTCAACTTCACCGAATTTTCCTGTTGGTTCGATTATTGAATGTACCGCACCAACGCCAATTACCTTTACTGCTCCTTGGTTGTTTTCTCATCATGGGGTTATCGTTCACCAGAATGGTTGTATTATCAAAACCTCGGTTACTGGACCAGCCATTGACATTGGCAAGTTGGCAGCGACAGCAGCCGTAGCCGGTACTGTCAATACAAGCGGAACGTCCGTGACACTAGTTAGCGGGCAATCCTTTTTGGACATTGACAAAGGTGATTATTTAATCGTCCAGGGGGCGGGGACATTTCAGATTGCGAGCATCAATTCAGGAACTAGCATCACTACCATAGGAACGGTTGGAACTTTTACCGGCGCTCAATACACCGTACAGATGAGCCCCGAGAACCCAGTCTCAGGGAACCCCACAAACACCCCTATCGTTATCACGGACGGTTTCTTGCAGTTTGTCGGTGGAAGCGGGGAGGCTATTAGAGCCACCGCTGCTGGCAACTTGGATCTCGACGTAAAAACATTTGGAGGATATTCCACCGGCGTTCATTTGCGAGGCACAATCTCTTCAAACATCAAGCTCCTCAGTTCCGGGCATAACCCGTTCCTAGTAGAGGATTTTACGTTTGGCGGTTTTACTAGCGGCTCAAACAATAACCGTTTAGCTGGTGACTGGTCAGGCGCTCCAAACTCAACCGGGGCGTGCGTAGACATCAAGAACTCGGGCGCGAATAAATTCGTAAAAGGCAGTTGGAGATTGGAGAGTAATAATTGCCGGCAGGGTATTTTTCTGGAAGGTACCACTTCCGCGACGGTCATCGACGGCGGTTACGTCGAACGGACCGGAGACGGAACGTCCACTTCAAACAACATTTTGGTCAGTATTGGAGTGACCGGAACGGTCATTTCTCGAAACCTTTTCACGGATTTTGGGACGGCGTTTAACAACGGAGGCAATGCGATTGCAATTCAAGGACCAACGAACACCGGAACGAAGATTAGTGAGAATTTCTTCAACGGTAACAGTAGCTCCTACTCTTCCGCAATCCATTCCCTAGGTGGCGGAACTGCTAACTTGGACTCTAACACCTATCAGGGTACGTACAGTGGTGGTGCAGTCGTCGGATTTCCTGGCGGCGGATATCTCTTTGACATTGCTGGCAATATTAGCACTACGGGAGCAATCACCTCGGAAAACGGCGGAGCACCAACAGGAACGGGGGTTCTTGTCCGCGCTACATCACCGACGCTTATCACTCCCAACCTTGGGGCGGCTACGGCGACAAGTCTTACCATAAACGGTGTACCAGTGGCCGGGTCGGGGTTTACAGGGATTAACGTCACTCCCACAACTGTCAACACGAATACATCGTCTGATCAGAACGGTATGGCGATTACCATCACCGCCGGGTCGTTGAATTTAGTGTCAAGAACATTGCTAATTCAGTTGGCGGGAGTTTATTCAACGCCAGCGGCTTCGACGACTACGATTACGCATAAGCTGAAACTTTGTACAGTATCTGGGTGCGGGAGCGGTACGGTTATCACACTTGCATCATGGACAACTTCTGCGCTCGGCGGCATCCAAGCAACGAACAATCCGTACAACTGTGTCACAAATGCCTCCACCCAAACGGCGGGAGCGACGGCAGCTTTTGAATCGCACGGAAACTTAACGATTGACTTAGCAGCTCTAGCTTCAGCAGCGGAATCCGTGTTCGCTGACAACAACACGGCGACCGTAGGAACGATTGATTCGACAGCGCAGCTTTTCTTACAGCATACGATTGCGTTCGGGACGGCGAGTTCAAGTAACTCTGCAACCGACAGGCAGATGATTGCAGATACGGTAGACTAAGGAGGCCTTCTTGAAGAAACTGTTACTTTTGTTAACAATAGCGCTATTTCCAACCCTTGCTGCTGCTCAGTCCACGAGCGTAACCCTACAAGTAACCGACGTCGGTTCGCAGAGCTGGAACAACGGCTCTTACACTGTCGTGTTGAAGTCTCAGCAAGGAGCGACGAACTTCGGGCCTCCTTTTAACCTTGTTGGAGGTGGTGGGACGGTTCCGAATCAGACACAGAGTGGCTCGCTTAGTACAACTGGCGGAGCTTCGCTAACGCTCACCCCAAACGCTTCTGTACTCCCCTCGCAAAGCGGATGGCAATTTTCTGTCTGTCCGCAGCAAGGAATTCCTGCTCAGTGTTTTGTTCAAACCGTCACGATTTTTGGTGCTTCGCAGACGGTTACGTTGACTCCTCCTACGATTTCGGTAAACTGCGGACCAGGAGTAAACGCCTACGCCGACTCGGAGGTAAGTTGTTCTCTTGGAGGACAGTACTACAACGTAACGACTCCGACGCAAAGACAATGTACGGCTTCAACGGGGACGGTATGTAATACATGGACTGCCGTAGGCGGCAGCAGCTCCCCCATTACCGTGCCAGTAATAGTAGGGACAGGCGGGTCGATTACTACTACAGGGACAGGAGCAGTTACAGCAACGAATCTTCCGCAAGGATGGCGTAGGCTTGGGACGATTATCTCCGCCAATTTGCCCGCTGACCAAAACAACGTCCCAGAGAATCGCACCATCATTGATACGAATTGTCCGCTGCTTCCGAATCTGCTCACAGGTGAAACCTGCTTCCGCACCTGGGCTACGACTGGCTGGACTGCGGGCGGGGTTAGGCTATGGGAAGCTCCCACGACTGACCCTTTCGCGCAAACAGCCAGCGCAACAGTTTCTCCCGCTAGTCACGCGCATATTTCTGTGACGAAGTGCGGCTCGACTTATTTCCTGACTGGCAGCAATGCGCTTGGGACTTCCACGGGCATCGACCTCTACTCATCTTCGACGGGCAATCAGGATTGGGTGCTGCTTCAAGCGAACGTTGTCGTTCGCGGCGCTGGTGGGCAATTCGATTCCAGTAACCTTGCGAACACGGACTTGCATTGCGCTGGCGACCTCGATGGGACCGCGAATGTGTACCTGTATTACGAAGGATTCAACGGCACGAATTGGGCCTTCGGCTTAGCTACCTGCTCATCGGCTTGCTTCGGCGGCTCCGCGACATGGACAAAATCAGGTTCCAATCCAGTTGTGACGGTATCTGGCACGACGATGGGGGGCTGCCAGATTAAACTTTTCAGCGCGGTTTACTATGCCTTCTGCCACGGTGAAATTGGGCCCACGTCCGGCGCTCTGCCATCGGACTTGTGGAAGTTTACGTCTTCATCCCTGAGCGGGCCTTTTACCACATCTGAAACTGTTCCTTTCTTGGCTCGCTCAACGTGGGATGAAGGGCCTCTCACTGTTCTCGGCCAACTCAACAAGCCGAGCATGCTGGACCTGAATGGCGTCTGCTATATGTTCTACACCGCCACGACGGACGGCAGCCAGCAGTTCGGAAGTTTCCACGTCAAGCTCGCGGTGATGAATGCGACTTGCCCGGTGATGGCGCTCACCAACGGCAACAGCATTGAACCGGATAGATTTTCAGGGCAAGAATGGGCGACTATCAACACCGCTTATCCACCGCCGTCACCCGGATTGCTCATTGGAGAGGGAAGTTCAACGACGCTGTCCCCCGCGCCGGATTTGATGATACATAGAATTTTCAACGTCGCTAGAACGCAGTCGAGCGCCCAAGTGTGCAACAACTGTGTAGCCATTCCCGGCGCTGTGCCGAACTTGATTAAGAGTGCTTGGACTGGCGCGGGCTGGTATTTCAACACTTCGGCAACATCGACTAGTTCGCTCACTCAGTCCGCGTGGTTCATGGTGGACACGGGCGGAGGCAGGCATCTAATCCTGCAATCTCCATTCGACAGCAGTGGCAACACGCCGCTGAATATCTTCGCTCCCTACTGGCTAACCACTACAGCGAGCAACACGGACATAGCAGGAGAGCTTGCATTCTCGGCGGCGACCACCGCGACGTACACATGGACGGGCATCTACACTTCCCACCCGGAATGTACGGCGACTCCACAATTCGACCTGACGGCCACGC